GCCATCGTGACCTCTTGGTCAAGCGTAAGCTCTTGATCTGAGCCGGTAACGGTCACGCTTTTTACACGACCAAACGCAGTGCCGATTTTCGGGACATCGTGACTGAGCCGAATGCGGTCGCCGCGGACGCAAATCAAATGTTCTAAATCCGTCTGGAACTCGAAAAGCTCTGGGCGGAGCCGCACAATCGCCAGATATTCGCGTGCCAGCTTGTAGGCATGATCCGCGTTCTGAACGCCCGTCAATTCCATGCTCTCGAAAAGCGTCGCGTTTGCGCTGGTGTAGCCGTCATCATAAACAATCCGCTCGTCCACTTGATATTCGGCGTCCTCGTTTACGAAGCGAACGCGAAGCGCATGCGGCTGATCCGGGAAGAGTCGGGAGCCCGTAAAGCCCCATGAATTGCGCGGGGTAAAATGCTGCGTGACCGTCGATTTCGCATTGTCGATAACGACGCCCCACAGCCCGTCTACAACGCTGACGCTTGCCCGTCCCGCTTGCGCGATCTGCACCAGCAGATCTCGGACTGACGTCTCGTAGTCAATGACATGGCCAAACGTGTAGCTGTTGGCATCGCAATAACTCCACCATTCCGCCAGCCGCGTATCGTCAACAGCCGCCGCACTAAGCGCCTTGGCATTCTGCCCGCTTGTCAGCACAAAACGGAAGATGTCAGCAGGGTTGCGGCTGTAACCGACGGTATCCCAATCGTCCGCGGTAGGGTCGTACATTGGGATTTCGGCTTCCACGATCCCGTTGATTTGATCCAGCACGCCATTTAGCTGATCGGTCGCACGAACGCGAATCACTGAATAACAAAGCCCCGGAAGTGTGACGGGATCGGCGTTCTGGAAAGATCGCAGCGCCGTCCAAGTCGGGATATAGCGGGAGCCGTCGTCGCTCTGGCTGGGATTATCCGCCTTGATGCGAACATCATAGGCGTCCCGTGCAACGGCCACACGCCAAGATTTGCGATAGGGTTGGGCGGTTTTTGCTGAGACGTTTTCAGCGTTGGTGAGGCTTGTCCAGGGATCGCCACTGGCGGCGCTAGTCGAACGATACTCAATCGTTATCTGAATATTATTTGTGGCGTAGTCGCCGCGATCCGTAATATACAGCAGCCCCTGACGCCACGTTAGGGTGACGCCGATCTCATCCGTGTCAATGGGCGTTGTGCGTTCCGTGAAAGATCCAGCCCCATTTTCATCAAGTGAAAGTTCGATGCTAAGATCTTCCTGGCGGGCAACATTCGGATACAGCACAGAGTCAACGTCGGTGCCGGGATCGCCAGGTATTGTTTCGATGTCATAATCATCATAGCTGCTTAATAGAGTGTCGCCGACCTTGATGTCGGTCACCCGCAGCGGGCCGTAACCCCACACGACCATCATGCGCAGATACTGATCTTTTCCAACGATCTCGGTGTAAGGGTTCGCGCCATACGGCGGCACATAGCGCGTCTTACCAAGCGGACGCGGGACCACACCATAGCGTTTAGGGCGATTGCGAGCGCCGCGGATGTCGTAAACTGTGGCTTCATTCGGGCGATCTGGAGAACTGATTTCTGGCGGCGACGGCGCAAACAGCATATTCACAAGGAAGCTGAGAGCAGACGTTATGACCGCGACAATGATTGAAGCCGCGACCTTTGCTAGCAGAGTTCCGCCAAGGGCTGTGGCAAGCGCCGCGGTAACTGGCAAGTGCAACGTTGCCTTTAGATAAAGCGTCGTGCCGCCGTTCGGATAAATACGGTTGAAATTTTCCGACGAGATTTCATGCGGCCCGATCCATGCCGTGTAGCTTGTCGCGAAGCCGTTTTTCAATTCGATTTCTTGAATAGCGCCGGCAATGCTTTTGTTGCACGGGCAATCGAAAATTACCCGTTCCTCGCGAAACGGATTTGGGACTGCGACAACGCGATAGGTAGAGAGTTCCGGCGTCACCTATTCGGCCTCCGATAGTATTGGATCGGTCGCCACGCATTTTCAGGCCGGCGAATGTCCATAATGCAGGAGCCGGAGCCTTCCTGCAAATGTAAGATTTTGTGCGGATTCCGCACAACAATGCCCACGTGGTTCGCCATTCGCCTGCCGCTCTGGACCGCCCACATGTGCAGAACGTCGCCATCCTGCGGGTCGTCGGTGGGCTCGGTTATTTTCTGGATCTCGCCTTCCGCGGGGATCTCCCCGCCACGCAATGCCTTGGCAATATGCGTTCGATGTTCAGGAAGCTGAATGTCGAACACTTCGCGATAGACCAACCGCAACAGCCCATAGCAGTCACATCCGTCCCTACCGCTACGCAGCAGCCTTGCCGGAATACCCACGTATTGAGCCGACCAATGATCCATCAGAATAAACCGCGAAACAAGTTCGGCGTGAAGCGGTCGCTTGGAAAAGGCTCACCAAGGAAATCAACTAAGGAAAGATCACCCGTAACGGTAAAGGCGTCATAGTCAACGTTTCGCAATTCGAAATTGTTGTATGTAGCCAGCGGCGTATCCGGCTCATCGGACATAATGATTTGGATCGTTACTTTTATCCGCTCGCTGCCGCCCATGGAGCGAAGATCGTCAATAATGGTTCGGTCCACGTTTCCGACTGCCAGCCGACCACGTGGGCCGTTGTTCTCGTTATCGTCTGGCAGCACGATTGCGAAGGGGAAGGGCGTATAGACCGTGCCGTTGCTCGTGATGGATTCCGTGTTGTTCACGAAACGATAATTGCCCGAGGCAAAACTGCTGTGGTCAAGATCCAGCAGCGCCAGGAACACCTTGCTCGTTGACTGACTGAACAGCGCCTGGAGTTGGGCGGTTGTGAGCGAGCGACCCATTACGGCAGGATCTCCAGCTCCAGCGAAACACGCCACTGAGCCGCGCCGCCGCCAGATCCGCCACCAACGACAGCGGAAAAACTCGGCGGTTCAGTGAAGCGCATGGAGACGGTTCCATTGTCAACGGGATCGTAGAAATCGAACTCATCCGCGCCATAGTTCAGCGTAGAGTTGTAGAATGTGTCGAACGTCTGCCGCTGCGCCTTCGTCAGCAGCATCGTCCCAGATAGATAGCGCGCAGCGGCGGTGAAGCGACCACGCTGCTTGTATGGGCCAGCATCCATCTGCGTGCGCAGAAATGCCTTCTGCGCGGTCTCGGTCGCTTCTAGATGCAACGCCTGCGGCAGTGTGCCGGGCCAAATCGCCATCGCCTATCTCCTCATCAGCCGCGTGCTAGTCTCGAACCGTTGGCCGATGGCGCGATAAATCTGTCCGCCATTTGCAATGTCAGACGTGACGGCGCGACGGATGATGACATCAATGTCCGGTCCGTTTTGCCTGGCCTCAACATCCGCTCCAGCCTGATTGATGATATTGACGTTGACGTTTGCGCCGCCGCCAGCGACGCCCAACTTACCGTCTGGCCCGCGCTTCAATGGCATGATTGCCTCCGGGCCGGCCTCACCCATCAGGCCTGCGCCCTTCGCCATTGGAAATAAGGTTGGGCCGTTGACGATACCACCACTGGCAAATGGGATAATGTTGCCGCCGCTCAAAACACCGCCTAATGCAAGAGGCTGGGTAGAGCCCGGAACCGGCGCTCCGAAGACATTGCCGGTATACCCCCCTCCTCCGCCGCCAAACAAGCTGCCGAACAACGCCCCAAGCAGGCTTGCAGCGGCTTTCTGAGCCATCATCCTGGCGAAGTCGGCAAGGATCGAGCCAACCATTTCTTTGAACGCCTGCGAGACGCTCTTTGTGCCGTTGACGATGCCGGTAAATGCGTTTGCGAATGCGTTCGACACTTTGTCGAGTACGGTGTCGGCAAGCTCCCTGAACGATTCTTGAAGACTCTCACGGGCGTTTTGAGTTGCTCTAATTCTTGCAGCTTGGGGATCAGCACCGACATCTGCTCACTAGTCAAGCCGACCTGAACTTTCAGCGCCGCAGCTTGTTCCGCCAGTTCAGGGCTGAAGCCATTATTGTTGATAAGATTCATGGAGAGCCGCACAGTATCAATCTGCTGCTGCACCTTGGCGAGTTCTTGCTCGAACGGCACGTTTTCAGGCCGAGTCTGAGGGCTGGGGATCCCGCCGGTTCTGGTGCGGCCCATGTCCTCTTGCTTTATTAACTCTGCTGTGATCGCTCTGGCAGCATCAAGTTGCGCTTCGACCGCGGCTCTCGCGCGCTCAAGCTCAGTGCCAACCCCAGTAGCCGCTATTCTCTTGGCGTCCTCGTAAGACGCACCTTGCCGCAGGAGTTGATTGATTTTCTCCTGGATATCCAATTGCCGAAACAACGGCTCAAGTGTGCCTTTGGTAGTATCAAGCGGCTCAAGTTGCGCCAGCAAATCCTTCGTGGCTTTAGTTAATCTGCCGGTTGACGACGTGGCCCCATCGACGCTACCCGCATATTCGTCCGCTTTTCTTTGGGCGCGAAGAAAAGCTTCTATTAAGCCCTCAGTGCCAAGAATTGCTTCTTGCTGCTTTGGCGGCAGTTTTCCCACCGCGACAACTATTTCACCAAGTATCGAATCAAAATCTTGGCCGGCAGCCGCAGCAATTTGGAACTGCCTGAACAGATTGTCTACCTCGCGTGCCCCCTCTGGTATCTTCTCTTTAAGCTTGTCTACAGCTTTGTTTACTTCCTCTACAGCTTTTTTATAAGCATCTGCGCTTTCCCCAGCCGCTGGCGAGAGGACCACATCTATCCTATTTAGTTCTTCAAGGTTCCTCCTAATATCAGCCGGCAATGCTTCGCGAAATTTACTCAGCGCATTTATCCCGGCAGTCTTTGCTGACTGCCTTTCAACCTCTCGCTGGGCGTCAAGGAAAGCTCTTAATGCGGCTGTAACCTTGCCGTACCTTTTCTCCGCTTCCTCTAAACTGGATGCGACGCTTGTATCAAACGTCGAAGCGACTCTGTCGCCAGCGGCGTTTAATTCCGAAATCGCATCGTTGAGGGTTTTTACCTTTGGAGTAGTTTTCTTCGCCGCTTCCCCAGTTTTTTCAAACACAACGGCGACAGCCGCAAAGACAGAAACGGCTGCGCCGACAATCGCGCCAATCGGACCAAAGATTTGCAGAAGCTGCGGAGCCTGCTGGCCAAAAGCCTGCATCGCAGACGTGCCGTTAGCGACCTGAACGGCGAAGTCGCCAACCTGATACCCGGTTTGCTGTAGTCCGGTGCGAAAGAAGCGATTGCCGCCGCCCTTGCCTTGCAGCAACTTTTCCAGGCGGCCAAGGTTGTCATTTGCCGGCTTAACGGCTTGATCAAGCTTCTTTACAGAATCTGTCGCTCGGTTAAGGCCGCGGACGGCATCGCTAACATTAGCGGCGACCGCCATATTAATGTTTATGCCTGCGGCCATTCTTCATCTGCTCCTGTTCGATCCGAGTGAACGCGATCCACTCGTTCAACTCATCAATCGAAATCTCTTCGATCTCGGCGATGGTCTTGTGCAGGCGATCCGCAAGCGCGATGAGATTAAAGCGAAGCGGATCGTTCCTTAGTTTTTTTCATGTTCCTCGGCGCTAGTGGCGTCGAAGATCGAAGCGAATACATTGCCGATGACATTGACTGGCTCGCGCAACAGGATCGGCTTGTCCTCCAAGTCGAATGCATTGTTGCCGTCGGCGTCTTTGCACTTGACGACGATCAGTTCGACCATTGAGTCAGTAGTCGGGCTGCTCAAGAAGTCTTTATACCTCTTTTGCACACGGCTGATGTCAGCCCCCGTGACCGGGCCATAGTAAAGTTTAAGCGGACCTTTGTCGTCGCCCCACTCTGGTACTTCAAGCACGCGCATCTCATTCGACGCGCGTGCCGCTGCAATCCGCTGACCAAGAGCACTCATTAATCACCTATGATTAAGACACTGTCGCCGAAGTCAGGGCTCCATTGCCTTGGATGCCGATGCTCATCTCAACCATGCCGTCGTAAGACGCAGTGATCGAGCGAGACGTAACGATGGCGCTGCCGGTGTAGTAGACATCGCCGGTCGTCGATCCTTCTGGATAGACTGAGAATGTGATCTCGGCCTCAACTGTCAGGGCGTCCTGACCGCCAACGTCGCTTTCGACCCAGAAAACATCTAGGCTGCCATCGAACGATTTCAGGCTTGGTTTGTATGTGCGGGCGGTATCCCCCATGCTCGTGTCTTCTAGGGTGTCGCCGTTTTCATTCAGCGTATACGAACGAATTTCCGCAACAGCGGTCGAGCCAATCTTAACAGTGCCTTCAGAACCTGTATGCGTAGCCATTTTGCAACTCCAAGCTATTGGTCAAGCAAGTGGACGCGCACGCCCATTCCCGCACATATAACATATAGGAAATTTGATGCCAAGTATTGCTAGAGCGGCGTCTCTACGTCTGTAATTGCGGCGATGTACTTGACCCGATAATTCAGCCGGGCGACGCCAATCGGTGTCTCAGCATCGCTAGACAAATTAAGGTTCGTGCTGATCAGGATGCACTCTTTCGTCAAGCCGCCGAGCGTTTGGTCGTCGCCCATCAATTGCTCGACCTCAGAGCAAAGATCGTCGATGGTGTCATCCAGCAGCGACGTTGCGTCAGCATACACATCAACCAAGATCTCAAGCGAGCGATCAACAGTCAGTGTTGACATTGTCACCACGCTTGACGTTTCGGAGCCTGCCGACACCGTGATCAATGGCAGCTTTGTTGACGCAATATTATATACGCGGTTAATATATACGCGGTCATCAACGTCCGTCACCGCGTCGGTCAACAGCGTTTGCACCGCATCCCTGATCTGCTGACGGACATGGCTCATCGCGCAATCCTCGGCTCGTCAATCCCAGTAACGTAGATCGCCTCGTAGCTCAGGCGGGCGACGCCAATTGGACTATCTGTTCCGGCCTCGAAGCTGAAATCGCTGCTGGCCAATGTGCATTGCTTCGCCAGGCCATCAAGTGTGAAATTGCTTGCTATAGCCTCATCCACCTGGACTGATATGTTGTCCAGAACGTCATCCAGATCGGCGTTCTGGGCAGCATATACGTCGATCATAATATCGACCTTGCGAGTTAACGTGCGCAGACCAATAGTGATCTGACTGCTGACCTCGTTGACAAACGAGATCGTGATCGCTGGCAATGATAATTCATTGATTGAGTACACTCGACTTGTGTACACGCGACCATCAACCAGGCTGACATTGTCGCTAATCACGCCCTGCATACGCTTGCGGATCTGCTGACGAACGTGATTGCTGACAATGCTGATCAGCGGGGCAATGCCGGCAACCTCAATCGCTGACGCCGGCACGGCTATGTGAACGGCTGTGATAATCGACGGCGCGAGCGATGCCACAGCGATATCGGCCACCGCGGATCTGACCACCGCCCTAGAGGCAATGAACGGAGGCGCGGCGGCGATGGAAATGTTGCCTGCCGGCGCGATAACGTGGCCATCGATCTGGGCAGTCGGGGCGACTGCGGCAAACGCAATATCCGAAACGGGTACGCCCACAACAGCACTGATGGCGATCAGCGGAGCAGCGGCGGCAATTGCAATCGCGCCAGCCGGAGCGTGAATGCGCGCATCGACCACCAAGGCTGGTGCGGATGCCGTTATAGCGATAACAGCAGCCGGCGCTTTAGTGACGCTCCCCACCGCCATAGCGGGCGCTGCCGCGGCTATTGATAGGGATGCCGCAGGAACGGCGACACGCAAGCCTGCGGCGATCTCTGGCGCTTCTGGGGCTATTAA